GCGATTGCGCCAAAGAAGGACTTAAAGCCAGTGCTTAAACCCGCAACGGTAGAGAGTGTGCCAGGGACCATGCCCTTGATGACTGTTAGACCGTCTGCAACGGTATTAGAAGCCTTGGAGAATGCTCCAAGCATCTTGCCAGCTGTCTCCATTGACTTGCCGATGACAAGAAGTGCAGGACCAGTGCCCGCTAGCATTCCAATAGACTTTGCAATGGTCTGAATGTCTGAAGCTGACATCTGGTTGATTGCGTTAGCTGCGTTTGTTGCCATAGCAGCGAGAGCTTCCATACCACGCTCAAAGAGTGGCATAAGTGACTCAACAAGCTTCTGAATTGGGTCTGCCAGCTTTGAGAGCGCGTCTGTCATCTTCTTGTAGCTATCAGTCTGGTACATCTTCATGATGGTTGCGGTTGCTGCGTCAGAGAGATTTGAGAGCACGCCAGTAAGCGTCCTGGACTGCTTAATCATCAGTCCGCCAAAGTCACCCTGCATGCCAGCTCTAATTGCAGCGATTGCCACATCAGCACTGACTGCCTTCTTAGTGACCATCTCCATTGCGCCAGCAACGTCTGTATGTAGTGCCTTTGCGAGGTACTCCCATGCTGGAATACCAACCTCAGTAAGCTGCATCATCTCCTGTGAAGCTGCAGTACCTTTACCGTGCATCTGACCAAGTGCGCGAGTAATAGCGTCAATGCCTTGCTGACCAGCACCGAGCGCAGCGGTTGCATTACCCACATCTGTAAGCATAGGAATGATGTCATTAGCTGCAAAGCCATAGGCAAGCATCTGCTGAGTTGCCTTATTAAGACCTGCCATCTCAAATGGCGTAGTCTTAGCAAACTCGACTAGATCAGCAATCATCTTCTTGGCACGCTCAGGACCAAGCATGGTATTAAAAGCAATGTCTACTTGCTCAGCGTTTGCAGCGGTCTGACTTGCCCACTGGGCAGCTTTAACACCCGCAATAGCAAGAGGAGCGGTAACTGCAGCGGTAAGCACGGTACCCGCTTTAGAGAAGCCACTGCCAAGGCTTGAGATTGCCTTAGAAGTCGTATCAGTTAGCTTGGAAACCTCACTGGCGAACTTGGAAGAGTCACCTAAAATCTCAATGACTACTTTTCCATCTGCCAAATTGACCTCCTAGAAGTTAGAAGTTACGGAGTGCCATCTCCCGTAATTCATCTTCTGTTGGAGGTAACGCCCAAGCTTGTGCACGCCTAGCGTGAGCACGTTCTTCTTCCTTTGTGGTGTCTCCTTCAAGCGGGCTTCTTGCAGCAACGGCTTGTCCCGTGAGCGTGTCTGGAGTGGCAAGAAGAGCCAGATATAAGTTGATGAAGGTGTACCAGTGGAGCTGCGTTGATTTACTGGTGAGGTCTATTGAGTAGACGCGCATGAAGTCAGCGGTCACAATACCTGCATCATAGTGCCAGTCAAAGTTCTTCTTTCTGTAGTACTGGATGCGCTTGTATTGTTCACCGTAGGTGATAGTGTCAAATGCCCCTGTAACCCACTCAGACGCTGCCTGAAGAGCTTCTACTGGATACTTCGACACTTGGTCTGGTAGTACGCCTTTTTTGGCGTAGAAAAGGTTTAGTGCCCTCGCATTAGCAACAGCACTGTTCTCTGTATCCATCGTCATGTAGATGAGTGAAGTCCTAAACCCACTCTTAATGGGTACAGATACTCCCGCCACATCGACTGTGACGGGAGCACCCTTGATAACCGAGTCTAAAAACATGAATTACTCATCCATGCTGGAGTTCTCTTGCGTGATAAGCTCAGATACCTTGGACACAGCATCACTTGCTGAATAGACCTCTGTCAGAATCGAGATAATCTTCATCAAGCGGTAGATGTTGAGCCTGTTTGCCTTGCCAATAAGCTCCTCTGCAGCTTCCTCACCAAGCGCAAAAGCAACGATATTGTGAGCTTCGTCTGCAAGTGTTTCGAGGTTGCTCATTACCTCATCATTACTGAGCCCGTTAAACGATGACAGACGCTTTGCCCAGGAGTTGGCTTCTACAACAAAAGTGATGTTGCCTAGATCTACATCATAGGTCTTGCCCTCAATCTTCACTTTTGCTGTTGGTGCGCCGTCAAGCTTGTAGTTTTTAAGTGCCATAAGTGTTCCTCTCTATGGGTTTACCTTGGCTCATATCTTGTGCCACAGGTAACACCAACAAAAAAGCACCCAGCATATGCCAGGTGCTTCACCAGAGAGGAGAGGGATGGGGACTATGTCTATACAGCCTTAGTAAAAGCTGCAGTGTCATAGTTGAAGGTGCCATACTCGTACTCATCAGTGATTGCGACCTTAAAGGCAATCTTGATAGGCGCAATATCAGAGCCGGAGAATGGCGAGACATTCAGCGTTGCCTTTGCGTGCTTAGCAACGAGTGCAGTCTTCTCACAAGCCTTACCTGCCTTAAAGTCATAACCGCAAGTGCGGACATACTCAACAGGTACGTCTAGAACATCCTCATAGCTTGCGAGAATCTTCTGAATGCCACCAGGACCCATTGCATCAACCTCAAAGCTGAATGTGTCGGTCTTGCCCAAGTTGTACTTAGGCTGGGTCTTACGATCAATATAAGTTGGCTCATAAGACTTGGCTTCACGCTCTGGGTCTGCCTTGGTGGTCTCGGTGACACGGATAAAGTTCGCCTGTCCAGGGAACTTAATCCAGTGCTGAATCTCATAGATAGAGACAGGCGTGCGCTGTGTCTCTGTTGGCTGTACGACAGCTGGTGATTCTGGCATAGTACTTCCTTTCTTTCAGGGTTAAACCCTGTACTTGATTTGGGCGATAAGCTGGTAGGTTGCGACTCCATCCTCGCCAACACTGAAGGGAGATGGCAGTGTGGTGACATCATGGGCATACACAACAACACCCTCTGGTGCACCACCGTCTTCAATGGCAGCTTGGACTTTGCGCAGCATGGCTAGACCGTCAATGCGCTCCTGCTCGTCTAGTGGGCGTGTCTGCAGATACACCTCATAAGGAAACTGCTTAATACCGCCACCAGAGCAATAATGAAGCACCCAAGGCTCACCCGGAGCAGCCTTAAGCATTGCTTGTGCAGCTCCATCACCGTTGGGGAACTGACCATATTCAACAGGAATACCTGTAAGAATGTCTTTTAGCCAGTCAGTAACGCTTTGAGCGATGTCTACCATGCCCCTCCAACTTTCTCTCCAAGAACTTTTGCGAACATTTGCTGCCATGCATTACCTCTTACACCTGCGCAACGGTCATACCAATGGTCACAGGCATTAGGAGCGTGCAAGGCATTCTGAAGCGTGTTGTGGTTGTGTGTTGAGTAGTACTGAACACGTGCATATTCCGCTGCTTTCCCACCGCCCCATTCAACATAAGCAGCACTGCCAGTCTGACGAGTAATGCCAGAACCTTGCAGGGCTCCTGAGTCATAAGGGACGTAAGTCTTACAGTCAGCTAGTACGTTTTCAGCAACGATGCCAAGGGCAGCTTCTACAGCGTTTGAAACCTTGTCTTTACAACGCTCAACATCAACGTCAACCACACGCATTCTCATCTGGCTTCTACCTCCACATGATGTGTCTCGTGGTGAGTGGAATAAGGGTTTACAGAGCGCACCATACGTGCTTCTGATACTGGTTTCTCCTCGGAGCTGATGCCACGAATAACGAAGTCACCAGCCTTAAGACCTGGGTCTCTGAAGAACCACACTTTAAGCACGTTGGCGTTCTGTGGTCCTACGGTTGAAGCAGTATTAGCGAGCTTCTCTTCAACGTGTACGCCTTGATAGATAGATCGCGTGAACCCCTTATCCTGCTTGTGCCAGACGGTGACAGTATCCCAGGCAATCATTGGATACCCCTCCAAAGAAGACCTGTGCCAACTAAGAAGGGATACACGCAGGAGAGGTCAGAGACGCTTGCTTGAGCATCTGTGTAGGTGTAAGACACACTACCAACACTCTCGCTCTTAACCATTCCACGGGTGTCTTTGCCAGCCACTCTGTCACATAGAGCGCAGAGAGCAAGAAGCCACTTCTCGTTGTACTTCTCAGGGACCTCTTCACCAGTCATCGAGACAAGCAGTGCTTGAGCCTTGACGAGGGGAGCATCTAGCTCACCCTCGCCAAGAGAGCCTTTATACGTGTTGCGGTAGAAGTCGTATGTAAGGCTTGGGGTTGCCATTAAGCAGCCTTAGGCTTCAAGACACCAGCAGCCTTAGTTGCCTTCAATGCAACGCCACAAACGAACTCAACATCAACGCTCTTGACAGCACCTGGAGTAGTCCAATCAGGCAGTGCGACGGTGAATGCATTGTCACCATTAAGCGTAATGCCGTGGAAGCCGTCCATACCAAGGCAAGCAGCGTAGATAGAGCCGTCAGTAATAGAGCCGTCATGGACCTCATGAATTGCAATGCCGTTGTAAGCCTGGACAACATTGCCAGCGGTCTCCTTGGACTCAGTGCCAAGACCAACAACACGAAGCAGTGCGTTCAGCTTAGTGTACTGAGCTGCGTTCATCATGAGTACGTCAGGGGTACGCATGAGGTTAGAGAGCATGGTGTCAAGCTCCTCAAGGTAAGCAAGAGCAGCTTCCTTAGTGGTGACCTTGACATCAGTCTTAGAGGTCATCTCAGTAGAGGTGGTCTTCAGAGCAGCTGCGAGACCGTCAAAGCCGTTTGCGTCCTTGGTAGGTGCAAAGATGCTTGCGTTGAACTTACGAGAGACTGCGTCCTTAGCCTGCTCCAGATACATCTCGTAGAGGTCATCTGCAGCAGCCTTGGCAACACGATCCATCTGGAATGTAGAGCCAAGAATACCAAGAGTAGTGGTCTTCTTCTCAACGGTAGGCTCAGATGCAACAGGCTCAGAACCAAGTGCACGGAATGCAGCAGAAGACGGGGTCTTAACGCGCTTATAGCCGTAGACCAAATCAGAAGTGCCAGAAGCATTCATGCAGTTGTCAAAAGTCAGTGCACCGAGCAGATAGTTGTCAGTGACAAGCTCATTAATGAAGCCCTGTGTGAGCTTATCGCCGGAGTTGGTTGCAAGGGTAGAGAGATTAATCATTATTTGCCAAGTCCTTCCTTAATGTTGCGAGCAATGCCAGAAGAGCTGCCGGCGGGCTTGCCGGTAGTGTTTACGCTCTTTGGCTCAGACTGGAAGAGATAAGGCTTTGCTTCTTTCAGCTTGGCAACATCACCCTCTAGAGCAGCCAGAGCAGCTCTACCAAGCTCTAAGTCAATGCAGCCAGCAGAAGTAAGCTTTGCTTCAATTTCTGCCTTCTCCTTGGCTTCCTGTGAGTCTTTGAGCTGCTTCTCAATAGCAGAGATACGCTCATCAGAAGAAGCCATAGACTTCTTGGACTCTGCGAGCTCTGCTTCCAGCTCTTTAATGCGCTTCTCACGATTTGCCAAGTCACGCTCTAGCTTGTGGGTGTTGACATTTGCGCTTGTGTCCTCGCTTGTGGCAGAGTCCTGGGAAGATGTTTCCTCTTCTGCTACTTGGTCCTGGGACTGGTTTTCCTGCGTAGAGTCCTGGGTGTCAGAGTCTTTCTTTTCCTCTGTGACCTCGTCTGGTGCAGGAGATCCATTACGATGCATAGACCAAATCCTTTCAGTCAATCGCAGGTCCTTTTCCTGCGCTGAAAGAATTGTCTGTGAGTGTTAACAGCTAAAAGAAAACCCCGCTTGTGGCGGGGTTAAGAGTTATTAATTGATTTTTGCCTTATGTGATTAAAGACAGTTATTTTCTGGATAACGCCTGAATTCAGCATCTTTGAATTCAGCCTTTAGCTCTTCTGGAGCAGAATCTTTTACGCCATTATCGTCAAAATAGTGTTCCCTAACATACTCTGGACCATATTTATCAAATAATGACTTAAGAAACGGTCTATCAGGCAAGTGTGTCATTATCTAATCTCCTTAAAAATAGATTCAACAATAAAGGATAAGAACGAGTCTGGGTCTATCTGTTCTGTTTCAATAGCTACTCTTACACTCTCTGCCAATGACTCACTATAAACGGTTTTCGTAGCATATCCTTTCTCGTAACCTACGGATGCAAAAGATGGATATGTACTAATAGTATTATATATCAATTGCTCAGCTGAATAGGTGTTTTCGGTGTGCTTCTTATTATAATTTCGCAGTGCTCTTGTGATGATTCTCTTTGAGTGTTTTGCGCTCATAAACTCTGCTTCGTCATTTTGAGATAGCATTGCTTCTACAAGATGCCCTGCTTCATGTCTGCCATCACTACATGGAGTTTTTGGCGCAGTCTTGAGCATCTTTGAATTGACATAAATTGTTCCCCACACATTTGTTTGAGCAGTTGTTCGCGGTATTGCCGAGCCCATTTTTATGTTACCAACTATCTTCTTTAGCTGCGGGAATTTAGTCAAAGCATCATCTAGTCCTGCACACAAGCCACGCGTATATTCAAAGAAATTTTCCTCCAGTGCTTTATCTATATAAAAGCCGTACTTTTCTTCAACAGCTTTCTGCAGGTCCTCAAACGTAGAGCACTTCATAAAATCTGATTTAGACACAACGTCTTTAGTTTGTGAGCCAGAGTTCACCCTAGACATTGCCTTTCTTGTGTTTCTAAAGTCAGTTCGTCCAAGTGCTGTTGGCTGCTTACTTACTGCCCAGGCACGCTCACGCTCATAGTCACGGCGAAGATGATTGTCATGCGTAAACTGACGCAGCTTGTCTTGCAGCTCGCCAAGTCTAATACGCTGCTTTACCGCGTCTGCCCTTACCTCTTGAAGATAAGAGATCTCTCTTTTTTGACTTCTAATGAGACGCTCATATCTGCGCTGTTTTTGCGTAGCTGCGTAGTACTCGTCACTGGTCATGCCTGTGATGCGCTCTTGCTCTGAGTAGTCCATGTCTGGGAGCTGTGAATAGCCAGGAACATAAGGTGTCATGTAGTGATAGCAGTTAGCTCCACAGAGACCTGTAACGGTGCCGTATCCGGTTGACTCAACGAGCGGTGGATATTCAGTACTCCTGCCACTTCTTGAGTACACTTTGCCTTGCCATTCTGCGTGGCTTGGGCGTGCTCCAAAGTGAGCGTCCACAAAGACCAAGTCCCATTCCCACTCATCCATACGCTGCATGAGAAGGCGGTTTCTTGCTTGGTTAGCCTGGGAAACAATATGGCGTCTTAGAGCTGCGTCAATCGTTGTCTTAGTACCACTGATGTAGTCGATAGTCTCTAGTCCAGAGTTGGCAAGCCTTGTAACGCCATGCTCCATAACCGCTCGTGTTGGCTCTCCCGCTTGATGACGGGCGATTGCTTCAGCGGTTATGTCATACCACAAAGCTGCTTGGTCTTTAGCAAGAGCGATGTTTTGACGCTCTAGGACCTCATTCATGCCCTGTGCCGTCTGAGCAGCGATAATAGTTGCTAGATTGGTCATGTGACGGCGTGAGCCCATCGCTCGCACGAACTGCCCCACAAGCGCATCATCAGTCTTTTTAAGAGCTTCCTTCAAGACTTCGCGTGTCTGCTTGTCGATTGCGGGTCGGTACTTGTAATAGATTGCGAGAGCTTCTTCGCGAGAGAGTCTAGAGAGACGCTCAAAGTCTGCAATCTCTCTACCTCTGATAACTGCGCCATTGGTACGCACTACCTCATCAAGCAGGTTCAGAAAGAAGTATGAAAGTTCCTGTACATAAGCAGACTGTGCGCCCCCTACGAGACGCACAGCAATTTCTTCAGTCGGTTTCACGGTTACTCACCAAGGTCTGCGTCAAGTGCTACTCCGCCAGTCTCGCTAGTAAATGCCTTTGCATCTTCCTCACTCATGCCTTGGTACTTGACGAGGTACTTCCACTTTGGGCAAAGACCGCGTGCAATGTCATCCTTCATCATGTCGCGGTCTGCCTTGTCATCTGAGATAACCGAGTCATCCCACAGAATATCGACGGGCACAGGCTCGTCTACCTTATAGCCATTCATGGCACACTCTGCAGCAAACGCACCCTGGACAAGATCTCTTACAGAGTTTTCAATGGAGTGCTCATGCTTTCTGATGGTTCTGATAAGCGTTGCATTAGTGCTTACAACCTCTGTTGCAGTCTTGAGTCCCTGTCCCAGCGTGAATGACCAGTACCCAGCACCAAAGCCAGTTCTAAAGCCCAGGACAGCAAGAGCATTGTTGAATGCGGTAACCATGTCATCAATGTGCGTGTCAGGGTTGTAGACCGTCATTGGAGACTCTGCGCTAATGCCAGCAGAGATTGGCGCAAACATGATTTGGTCCATAGTGTTGACAAACTTGGCTTTACCGTCTTTGTCACGCACGATGGCTTGCTCGTCTACAACCATCTTTGGTAGCGAGACTCTGACCTGCCAATACATCTGGTTAAATGCTTCATCTACCAGTCTGCAGGAGTCGCAAATGTCCTCGATGATAGATGCGCCTAACGGTGTGAGCTCGTCATGATCGTTGTACTTAGCCGGCTTAACAAGTGCATAGGTTGGCAGTGGCTGCTTAGTATCGACAAAGCCTGTAATACCTTCAACCTCAACAGGAGTAATGCGGTTCTGTGAGTTAAAGAGAAGCGTCTCAATTACATGAGACTGTGTCTCCTGGTTGAAGTATCTAAGCTGCAACTGGTCATACATCTTGGAGTTCACAGTTACCTTAGAGATGAATGCGCAGCCATCACCAAGAAGCGGGATAATCTGCCACGCCTTCATAGAATCAATGCTTGTTGAGACGTTGCCTTCATATCCGTGGAAGTTAGCTACCCATGCACCAGTGCCCATTGCAAACACAGTGCTGATGAACTCTGCTTGCTCGTCTACAAAGTTAGGAATAGTGCGCTCTAACCAGTCATTCACTGCATCTTCAGAGCTTGAAAGTATTGTGCCTTCATTCATGACAAGACTTGGAATCTCACTTGCAACCATTGAAGCCGGACTGATTGAGAGCCTGTCATATGAGTCAGCACCATTGTTGATGATGTAAGGCTGCTTGTAGTACTCATTATCATGCGTGAACCAGCCCCACCAGAGCTGTTGGAACTTGTCCATTGAGGTGTCCGGTGTAAACTTACGCTTCTTCAGGTATCTGAGTGCCCATTCTGGCTTTTGGATGGTAATCTTTGACAAGGTGAGACCCCTTCTCTTACGTCAAGCTTCTGTCATTGATAAGCGTCATACACGCATAACGCACAGCGTCGATAGTATGGTTATCAGCGTCTGGCAACTGCCCTGTGAGCTGGTTGTCCTTTGTCATCACATATGAGTAATTGCTGAACTCATGTGCTGCAGTTGTGCAGCTGGAATCAATCACAATCTTTGCGCGGTATTGCAACCACTTGATTGAGTTGTGGATGTTGTGCGCTCCTGTCTTAAGAGCACCGCGAGCGTTAATGCCATTAGCTTTGAAGTCAGCAATACTCTTTGGCTCTGCGCTATCGCACCACACCGTGGCGTAGGGCTCAGCGTCTTCAATGATGTCTTCACCGTCTTTGAGTGCGTTACCCAGCTTCTCGCTTACAAGCTCTGCCGTGTCTTGGTTAGAGAGTCCACATTTGACGAACTCGTCCAGGATGTAGAGTGTGCGAGCCTTTGCGTCATAGGCAATCTTCACCCATGCGAATGGATCTTGTGAGAAGCCCCAGTCAACGCCATAGTAGTGATACTCAAGCTCTTTGCGCTCCTCGTATGTGATATCTCTCACCTCAACACGAGTGAAGACCTCAGAGCCAAAGCCAACCTGTTCACCCAGCCACTCATGGCGGTATGCTTCCTCGTCAAGTTCCTTGAGTGCTTCAGCATCCTTGCGGACCTGCTCTGGTATCCACTCATGTGGCACATCGAGGTAACTTGACTCAATGACGCGCTCCGGGTGTGTTGAGAGCAGGGTAGAGACATGCTCATTTACCCAAGCATCGCGGGAGCGTGGTGGGTTGTGGTCGAAGAAACGGAAGTACACCGAGCCTTCCGGAGCGTCACGAGTGACAGACTGCATAACCGTTCTGAGTTCTCCCCAGCCATTGAACTGGTCTACCTCAGAGAACCACTGATAGGCGTAGTATGTGCCATTTGGTGCCTTAATTGCCTTGGTCTTCTGCGTATGGTCACCACCTCTGAAGGTAATGACTTGACCAGTTGCGGGGCGCGTAAGCTTGTACGGGCTTTTAGACGCTCTCCATTCATCACGGATGTTCAGCTTGTCGATTGCCCAGAGCATCTGCTCGAATACACCGTCTCCAATGTCCTTGCCGATTTTAGGCATGATGAAGGCGGAGCGGTCCTTGTGCTCCATGAGTCCTTGCATGATCTCTAGAGAGACTGTGGAGCTTTTCAAAGAAAAACGCCCTCCCCTTAGCCACCATTCACCTCCTGCGTCCTGCGCGATTGCACGGTGCAAGGAGAGAAACGGTGGTGCTAAGAGAAGGGCGAAGTCTGCCACGAATGGCTTCTCTTCTTCTTCCACATCTTCTGGGATTGCGTCAAGTAGTGTCCTACCAATGGAAGAGATAGCAGTGACTGCAGTTTGGTTCACGCCTGAGTCTGCAATAGACTCCTGCGCCATTGCAAACGTTTTGCCCATGCCATTTAAGACTTGAGCACGGGTGATAGTTACTTTCTTTGAAGCTCTCTCTTGGAGGTCTTGAAGCCTTGCTTTTATCTTGCTGTCAGCTTCAAGTCTGCAAGCAGCTTGGTCAACAGTATCTGGCTTCCACTTTGAGCGGTGTGGATAAGCTTCCAGCATTGCCTGTCGCTGGCTCTTGCCAGCAACTCTAGCGAGCACATACTTCTCATGATTTGCGTTTGTGAGTGGTTGCGTCTTCAATGCCTTTGACCTTTGCTTTTCGCTCCTTCTTCCTCTTCATCTTAAAGGCAAGCTGACGCTCCAAATTCTGCTTGCGCTCAAGCTCTTGCGTGTGCTTTCTCAAGTACTCACGCTCGTCAAGCGCGCACTCTTTGCAGAGTCCCCAACGCTTCGCATCCTCTGCATCAACCCACACAGGATGCTGTCCGCACTTCTGGCATAAAGGCACAATTCCCTCTGTGCGATACCTTCCGTAGCGATGGCGCACCATAGTGATTGCTTGCACCGAGTGCGTCGGAATAAGCTCGTGGAGTTCTTTGGCAGTCATAGAGGGATTGCGCCAGAGTGTCTCAAGCTCTGACCAAGTCCAGGACTGATATGTTCGTCTCCCTCTTCTTGAAGATGATGAAAGAGATGAAATATTTATTTCATCTTGTTTTCTACGCTTGCTCATTAAGCTTCTCCCTCTGACTAAAGAGTCTGTACGCATGATTGCAAACCATCTGTGGCTCACGTTGTAGCTTCTTAGAAAGCGTCTCTAGAATGGCAACAATGAGTGCGTCTTCCTTCTCGCTCCATATTTTGTGAGAGCGTGTGAGACTTGTTTTGCTTTTAATCCCACGTTGCCTTGCAAAGACCTTAATGTCAGTGATTGAGCGATTGGGCATAAGACGTTTGAAGCCTGACCACGTAGGACCATGCTTTGGCACTTCACGCTCAATGATTGCAATCTCCTCTTTGGTAAAAGGGGAGTGATCTAGTTCTTCATAGCTTCGTCTGAATCCGTTCACTTCAACTCTCCTTTCTCATAAAGAGAGCGAGTCATTTCTGCTCGCTCTCTCAATGCCATCTTTTTCAGTTCTCGCTCCGACACATTTGGGGCGTGTGCGTTTCGCTTAAATATCGCTTTATCGCTATCTGAGAGACACGCTAAGGCGCAAACTCTCTTATCGCCAATAACTCCAGCCAAGGCACACGTAGAAGCGCACTCAGAGCCTGTGAATGGGCATAGAAGATATTTGACCTGTTTAGGCAATAGAAACACCTCCATTCTGAATAAATGTTGAATAAGCTCCTTTGAGCTTTGCGGGCACTAAAATGCCTGTTCTACCTGCTTTGTTCTTAACCGTGTGCAGTGCCACCTCTTTGAATTGAGGAGTATCAATCTCACCTTTTGTGAGGATGAGTGCTGCCCAGGACGCGTAACCTACTACTCCTGAACCTCTGAACCAGTCCAAGGACGGTTCATCCTTAGCGTCAAGCTTCTTAAGGCTTGAAAGCACAAGGAAAGGTATCTGCGTATCAAAGGCAAGCATTTGAAGGTTGGTAGCAACTTGTGAGACTCGCGTGTACTCTTGCTTGTCGATGTCTGGTGAGCCTGTTTGGTACTGCTGGATGTAGTCGATGATGACGAGGTCTGGCTTATCACCATCTGCCATGACGGTGCGCACGATCTCTTCGATTCCTGTTGTGGTTGCTACGTTGTCAATGATGGCAAGGTTCGGTGCGACCATATCCTCATAAATAGCAGCGTCAGCAAGTACAGCATTGGAGTGTCTTGCATTGAATGCATACGCCGAGAGGTTCTGTAGTCCTTCTGGCAGCTGTAATTCGTTGCCTGGACCTTTAATGACTGTGGACCACTCAAAGGGAACAACCGTGAGCCCTTGGCATTTGCGTCCTTGATTCTTCACAGACCAGCAACTCATGGAACGTGCAGTGATATTGCCCCATGTGTCATCCAGGGTGAAGTAGATAACGCGCTTACCGCTTTCTGCCACCTCAGTTGCAATATGCACTGCAAGAGAAGATTTACCAGCGGAAGCAACACCGCCTAAGATCGTAAGCCCCGGCATAAGACCGCCTGAGAGTGCGTCATCAGCGATAGTGTGCGTTTTGAGTGGCTCTTTGGCTGCAAGATAGCACTCAACATCCCAGCCATACTTTGGACGGTTTAGATTGCGCAAATATTCAAACGTCATGCGCCATCACCTGCTACAGGCTTATGTGACTCACGGTATAAGTGCCATTCCCAGTCAATACTTCTTGCCTTTGACTGTTCGATATTGTCGAGTGCTTCTTGGATGCCTTGTCTGAAGCGTTCCTCTTGAGCGTCAAACTCAGCTTGCGGGACTTCTATTGCGTCCTCTCTTGGTTGCACATCTTCAGTACGCAAGAAATGAACTTCTGTTGTCATCTGACCCGCTTCCGTCGTAGCGTCAGCGGAGACAGAGGAAGCGGGGGAGGAAAGGTCGCTTTTAGAGCTTTCCTCCCTACTCTGATATATCTGAGTCTGATGTGAGGCGTTAAACCTATGTTTTTTGCCTCGGTGGTGAGGCGTAAAAGTAGGGGTTTGCGCCTCAGGGTGAGGCGTTTGAACGCCCCACCCCTCAAAAATCCACCAAAATGTGCGCTTTGGAATCTTCCCGTCTGGAGTAGCTTCAATCTCAATAAACAACTCATTGTCATTGCAGAACTCTAGGAATCTTCTAGCAGCGTCATTGGATACACCGCAAGCCTTGGCAATAGTTNCTCTGATATATCTGAGTCTGATGTGGGGTCTTAGACCTATGTTTTTGACCCCGGTAGTGGGGTCTAGAAGTAGGTGTTTCGAACCCAGGGTGGGGTCTTTGAAGAACCCACCCCTCAGCAATCCACCAGAATGTGCGCTTAGGAGTTAGCCCCTTTTCCGTCTCTTCAAATTCAACGAAGATTTCATTGTCACAACAGAACTGAAGGAACTTCTTAGCAACCTCATTTGATACGCCACAAGCCTTGGCAATAGTCCTGTATCCGAGTCTGAAGAAAGGCACTTTGCCACTGTTAAGCTTTGAATAGCAGAAGAGCAACATCTTTCTTCTTTTAGATGCTGCTCTTCCTTGGAACATATCCATGCAGTCTGCTAGATGGCACGCAGCTGTTGTGTCCAGCTTCGCCCATCCGAGACCGTCTGTGTAATCAGCCACGTGCCACCTCCTCTCTTACCTCATGGCTTCTAGAATGGCAAATCCTCGTCTGCAAGCTCAACGGCAGGCGCAGGAGCGTCAATGACTGCATTAGCTGCATTGTCACGTGCATCTTTGACTTCATCAGTTTCGTATGGCTCTGCGAACTTTGCATCAAAGTTGCCTTCTGCTGCATCCTTTCCTGGAATGAACGCGTTGACATCAACTGCTGTCTTGACCTTGCCCTCACTGTTGACGTAAGAGCGATGACGGATAACAACTCCGAGAAGCTTTCCAACGAGTGTCTGCTCTGCTCCGTCCTTGTCCTCGTAGACAAATGCCTTTGCACCCTTGCCCTGGGCGGTGTTCTCAACTGCTTCTGTGAGAGCCTTGTAACGCTGTTTGCCAAAGTCAGTTGTGCCTGTGAAGTAGATACGGAAAGAGTGTCTCCAGTCGTTCGTAGTGTCAGTAAGATCTGCTGTGAAAAGAAATGACTTGGCTTCTCCG